ACCCAGTTTTTCTTGCAGCAAACGCAACAGCAAGCAGAAATTGCGGGCGCAGAATATGGTGCACTACACGCGCCCACTAAGAAACAAATTGAGGATGCGTACAAATCGGGCGGTGCAGTGAACATTCCCGGTGGTAATCTCAGCGTGTTTGACCGCGCCGCCAAGCAAGCCGCATACAATATGGCCAGCGACCAACTGGAAATGCTGACCCGCGAAAAAATATCAGAGATTGTCTTGGGCGCTTACCAAAGCAAGATGCCGGCAGATAACTTGGCTGACAAAATTGACGAGGTCATTGCTGGCTATGCGGGCACGTTTGACAAAGAAGCTCCAACGGTTGCGGTTCAGTTCCGCGCTAAAATGGGCATCTACGCCCATAACGAGTTCGAGGCATACAGCAAGTGGAAGATTGGTCAGAACGAGTCTAATGCTTTGGCAACCTTCTTGGCACAAGACAAAGTAACGGACGCTAGCGACCTCAGAGTGAACCAAGCCCGTACTGTGACAGGGAGGAGCAACTAATGGCTGAAAGTTTAGTTCAGCAAGGTTCCTCTATTATGATTGATGGAAAGGTCCGGCGTTCACTAAAACCAAAATTGCGCTCTGCACCAGAGAATGAAGTTATAGATTTAACCGCTGAAGCAACATTTGTTGAACTTGTGCGAATGGAAAAGCTAGAGAGGTTGCAGCGATATGCCAGCCTTGGCATGACATCCTCGCAAATGACGGCAGCGGCAAATAATTTTGATGCAGTTAATAAAGAAAAAATGCTTGCTTTGTTAATTGATGAAGTTTTTACCGGGCCTAAAAAGTCTGAAGTAATTGACCTTATTCGCGCAGGAAAAGTAAAAAGGCTATCCGGCAATAACGCATTATACAATGCAGTTACCTATCTTCATTCTGAGAATATACCGTACTATGACATAGCTAATGAACTGGCCAAACGCCGCACGGTAATGCTGCGAGAGCAAGAGGCGCTAGATGCCGCTGATGCAAGGCAAGCAATTAAAGATGAAGAGACCCATACAGCGGCGGCAACGAGGGCAATGGCAACAGGTGACCGCGCTGCGTTTGACATTGCGGTTAAAAAATTAAACTCGCTTGACCCAGAAGCCGCTGCAAAATTAGAAACTGAGTTCCTAACAATCGGTACGGTTCGCCAAACAAGCGACCCAAGTGTAGTTAACACGCTAGATACCAAGCGCCGAGAATTATCGTATGCCGATGTGGTTAATGCTAGAGGTGACTTGAGTGCAGCCGATTACACCAAGTATCTTGGACTAGTTGAAACTTACGAAAGCGCCGAGGTGGCTATTGCGGAGTCATGGCTTAAAGGTGAACTAAAGTTGACGGGTGACTTGCGTGAGATTGCCATTGGTAACCCAATGTTTGGAAAAAGCCAGTTATACGCAAGCCTAGTTGGCAAGCTGGCTTTGGCAAAATTAAACGCTGACAAGGCGGGTCAGAACTTTGATGCAATTGCAACGGCACAATCTCTATTGGGCACACAAGCCGATGAAATTGACGAGGCGCAATTCTTAACATTGCAGAAAAATGCAAGCGGTCTAATCGGCATTTTGAACAGCCAAAAAGGTGCGGAACTGGAAACAGACGATTATGTTGGCGCTATTGATTTCTTAAAGGACATCCAAGCGCGGCTTAAAAATGGCGACCGCATTAAAGGGTATAAAAACGAAACACAGAGAAATGCTATAGCGGGCCAGATACAAAGACTAGAGAGGGCGATTAGATAATGGACCTTCTCGACGCAATCGCAGAAAGCCGGGCAGTTCGTAGCCAAGAAAGCTATGATGTCTACATAACTAAGGATGGCGCATCTTACACACCGCCACCGCCACCGCCTGGTCTTCTTAGCAAAGCTGGTGACGTTGCAATGTCTGCCGGTGAGGCTGTGGTTGATGCAGCAATGGACCCAGTTGGAACTGCAAAAGCAACTGGCAGGGCTGTGGCTGGAGGTCTGCGCGATTTCTCCCAAGGCGTCATCGACCTGAGTTCTGAACTCGGTGGCATGATTGAAACAAACGTGGGCAGCTTGGGCTATCTCAACGTGGATGAGAACGGCGTAAATTGGAGCAAAGAACCGCCCGCCGGTGCCCAGCCAGGACAGCTTGGCGATTTACCTGATGTGCCAAAAGGCGATAGCATGGCCGAGGGCTTTGCGCGGGGGCTAGTTCAGTTCGCGGCGGGCATGGCAGCGGCCCCGGTTCGCGGTGCGGGAATGGGCGCAAATATGCTGCGCTCTGGTTTTGCTGATGCTTTGCTCGACCCAGAAGAGGGTAACCTGTCATCATTGCTCAAAGGCATGGGTTTAGATTACGCCGTCTTGGATTACTTAGACAGCAAAGTTGACAGCGATGCAGGGCCAGAGGACCGGCTAAAAGCGCGGATATTGCAAGCGGTTGAAGGCACAGCCATCGGCGTTCCAATTGATGTGGTCATGTATGGGTTTCGCCTCATACGGTCTAACAAGGAAGCGGTCGAGGCAGTAAAAGAAACACTGGCTCAAGCACCACCGCCAACTGATACGCAAGTTATGCCTAACCAATCGTTCTTTGATAAGGCGGGTGAAGCAACTGACAGGTTTGTCACTCAAGCCGCAACTACTACTGATGAAATGGCAACTAACGCCGCCCGCGCAACTGATGAATTTGTATCACCGACCGCGCAGCCACCAGCGGGTCAGGTTGCAACTGGTGACCTTAGCAAACAGATAGATGAGGCGAGAGCAGCTTACGAAGCGTCACCGAATGACCCCCAGTTACGCCTAGACTATTTTGATTTACGCAAGCAACGCGATGCTGACCCGGTGGCGCAAGCGCAACCGCCCACTGACGCAGAGCCTGGCATCATTGCATTTCACGGTTCGGCGGCTGACTTTGACCAGTTCCGGCTTGAAAAGATTGGCACAGGCGAAGGGGCGCAAGCGTATGGCTATGGGCTGTACTTTGCTGACCAAGAGGCCATTGCAGACTTTTACCGTGGCGCATTAACTGACGCACCATTTGACTACAAGATTGACGGGCAGTCTGTCAGTGAGATGTATCGCAATGCCGTCTATGCTGAGAATTACGAACTTGCGGACGTACTTGAACAAGTGCAATTGCATGACACGCCCAAGACATTAAAGGCGAAGTTCACAGTTGAGAACGGCTATACCCAAGAGACTGCCGACTTCGTTGCTGACCTTGATTATGACAAACTGACAGGCGTTGATGTTGATGGCAAAGAGATACCGCTTGGCCGCATATACAAAGTTGGTTTGACGCCCAAGCCAGATGACTTGCTTGACTATGACAAGCCGCTAAGTTCTCAGTCTGAGAACGTGCAAGCTGCATTTAAAAAGGTATTTTACGATAATTTTATAAAAGGTGATGCTGATTTAGAGGCGCTGTTTGCAAGCCCTAACGCATTATCAATGCAAGACATGGGCCTTTTCAACAAAAGCACAGGGGCACAGGCTTATAGGGAATTAGCTGACAGGCTTGGCAAAACAATAAGACCGGTGCCGCTTTCAGCGGATGGCACCATGATGCCAACTGAACAAATAGCTTCAAATGCTTTGTTTGAGGCTGGCATTCCCGGCATCAAATTCGCAGACAACGACAGCAGAAGCCAACAGTTTGTTTTAAAGCTAGATGTTCGTGGCAAGCCATACGAAACTGAACCAATTTATGCCCGCAACCTTGACGATGCTAAAAGAATAGAAGCTGATTATAAAGAAAAAGGTTTTGGCGTACAAATAGACGATAACAGAGCATTAAACTACGTCATATTTGATGACAGCATGATTAAGATTTTAGAGAAATACGGCATCGTTGGGCCTGTCGCTATATCGGCAGCGGCGGCGTCAAAAGGTGGGCAAAAGGATGACGAGACATGAGCGTAGCTGACAGCCCAATTCTTCCCCAGCCAGAAGCACAACCGCCAATGGTTGACGCCGGTGTAGCCGGTGACATGGCACCAGCAACTGAGGTCGAACCGCAAGGCGTTGAGGTAGCGGGTCCACTCAAGGACGCGATTGGCGCGGCGGTCGGTGCAGTAGTTAAGCCGATTGATGATTTCGCCAGTAAAGCCGAGGCGCGTTCATTTGTTGATGTGCCAGAAGCTGACGTATTCCCTGGCCCCGGTGACAGCCTAGTAATTAAGGCTATGCCCAATGAAGACCTAGAACGGCTAAATAAATCAATTGCGGGCAACTCTGGTGTTTTCAGCGCAGTCACTAACAAGCAAGCCGGTGCAGTCAACTTAGGCCGTATTGGTGAGATATTTAACGCCGCCGGTACTGATGACTTTAACCTTGAGACAGTTCTAACAAACATTAAAACAAACAATACTGAACTCTTTGCCCATCTGCGCCGTGACACTAAGTCAATGGATGAGTTGATGACATTGGCTGAAGCAACCGGCTTTGAGAAAATCGCTTACAAGTTCTTAGGTCGCAAGCCTGGCGAGGTGCTGCCCCCAGAGGAAGTGCTGGCCGGAATGGTTGGCGTTATTAAACTGGGCAAAGAAATAGAGGTCGCAGCCGAGGCCGTCATTAACTTCGCGGAAGGCTCACCCGAAAAACTTATGGCGTTTAAAAAAATGCGGATGTTAGGTGCGGTGACATCTAACCTAGCCGCTCAAGTCTCTGGCAATGTTTCAGAGTACGGGCGCGGTCTAGGCATTATATCATCAATCTCTAAGCTAAACCTAAATGCTGGTGATTACGCAGAACAGCTAGACCGTTTTGTTGGTGAGATGGACGAGGGGATGATGGACTATCATGCCCATGTGCTTCTTTCTATGGAGAACCCCGCCGCCCGCGCCAAGTACGCCGAGAAAGGCATAATCTCCAAGACCTATGATTTTGCTATGGAGAACTATATCAATGCCATTCTTTCCGGCCCGGTTAGCCACACGGTAAACCTAGCGGGCAATATGTCATTCCAAATTATGACGCTGGCCGAGCGTGGCCTAGCTGGTCTCATTGGCAATATTCGCACGGTTGGTGGCAGACGGGGCGAGATTGGTGACCAGGCATACATGGGCGAGGCATCGGCTGAAGCATTTGGCTTTATGATGGCACAGCGCGATGCGTTCACTTTAATGGGCAAAACATTTGTGACGGGTCAAAGTTCAGACCTTATGACAAAGATTGACCTCAAAGAACAACGCGCCGTGGGCCGCACTGACAACCTAGTTGATATTGCCAAGGGCGTATATGAAGGCGACTTTTACAAAACAGCAATTGATGCGTTTGGAATTGCTACCAGAATGTCAGGTCGATTGCTTGCGACCGAGGATGAATATTTTAAGGTTATAACACGCCGCCGTGTGTTGTATCGTGAGGCCCACCGAGCCGCGCAAATAGCCTACCAAAGCGCAAGGAAAGCCGGGTTGTCTAGGTCAGACGCTCAGAAGCTATCTAAGAAAAAAGCCGCTGACATTATGGTCAGCCCGCCAGACGCCGTGCAAAAAATGATGGTCGATGACTCTCGGCAAATGACATTCCAAGGTCAGCCTAAAGGCTGGTTTGGGCGCATGGGACCGCTCATAAACGAGTTCCCTTTGATGAAAGTGATTGCGCCGTTTTACAACACTCCTACTAATATAATTAATGAAGCCTTCGACCGCACACTAAACTGGTCACCAATATATCGAGCAATAAAACAGAACACAAAGGCAGGGGCTTTATTGCCCGCACTAGGTGACCGCTTTGGTGGCAACGCACCGATAGCAGGGAAAGAGATAGACCAGGCAATCTCTAAGCTGGCCATAGGTAATAGCATTGCACTTACAATGTTTGGTATTGCCAGCAATGATGGCTATCAAGAACACCCTCCAATTATTTCCGGCTATCTAGGCGCGGTTCAAAATGTCTTTGGCCTCAAGGGCTATGCTGGTGAGGACTACATGATTACCGGCAACATCAGTGATGACCTTTCAGCACAATACAATATCGCTGGCTCTGCCGGTGTGCCGCCTGGTTCGGTCGGCATTTGGAACGATGAGAAAGGTGAATACGAGTTCACGACCTTTACACGCTTTGACCCAATATCTGCCCTATTGTTTATGGGGTCGGACATGGCTGAATATGTTAAGTATTCTGATGACGAGGTGGGCATTGCTGAACTGACCGCTGCCTATACTTTGGCGGTTGCAGAATACGCAACATCAATGCCTTTCCTGCAAGGTATGTCCGATTTGGCCGAGGTGTTTTTTAACGGTCGAGGCAGTCAAGAGGATGGCATTGCCAGAGCCTTGCAGTTCCTTGGAACACAAGCGGGCACTGTTGGCACCAATGTCTTGGGCAATGTTGACCAATCAACTCTAGGCTTGCTCAGTTATGCCAATGAGTTCTTGCGCGGTGATGAGTACCCGCTCATTAGCCAGACTAGTTTAATGGCCACGCTAGAGCGCCTTAACGACCCGGTGCAGCGTTCCACTAAATTGCCGCCAGGCACTGCCCCGTTCACCGATGACCTGTATACCGAGTTGCCGCCATTTATGACCGGGTTCTATACCGCTCTGCAAAAGGCAAAGGCCCGCAACCCTAATTTCTCAGAAGACTTGCCAAAAGGTTTGAATTTTTGGGGTGAGGAAAAGTACCAAGGGCGCGGCACTAGGCTTGAAACAATTAACCCGTTTAAAATTCAGGATGGTGCGTACTCTAGTTTAGACGAGGAACTAATTAGGTTGGCCGAGGTTGGGGCTGGTGTGTTCGGGTTCCACCGCGACCGCATAGGACAGACCAAGCTAAACAATGAACAATTTAGTATGTTCATCAGCACAATAAATACCATTGATGACCGTGGCTATATGCCAGATGACATATACTACGATGAAAGCGAAAAACTTGTTATTGCTTTGGACAAGATGCTGACCAGCGAAGAGTACGCCGATGCCATTACTGACGATGACAAGTTTGATTTGTTATCAGGAGTTTTGATTGAGCGCCGGACTTTGGCAAAGGAATACATGGCTGGGCGTCCTGGCACTAAAAGCAAGCGAGGAATGACAGGGGTGGACATTATGCTGGAAAGCCGCCGTCAGCTTGGCGAGTTATGACAATGACAAATCACCCAAAACAGTGTACAATCATTAGAAGGAAGGAATGGTAATGGCTACGTTTTCTATAAGTGCCGTGGCACGAAAGGCCCAGGCGACAGCGAACGGGTCAACCACCGAGTTTTCGTTTAGCTTCTCGGTCAATGTTGAAGCAGATGTAGCGGTGTTTGTCGGCACTACGCTCAAGACAATCAGCACACACTACACGGTCAGCATCACGTCCTCGACCGGCGCGGGGTCTATCACCTTCACTAGCGGGAACACGCCAACGAACGGCCAGATAGTCACCATCATGTCCAAGACGGCACTGGCCCGGTCAAGTGTTTACACCAGCGGCGGCACTATAAATGCCACCTCATTAGAGACAGACTTTGACACCAACATGATGTTGTTCCAGCAACAAGACGAGCGCCTAGACCGCACGATTATTGCCCCAGTGGATGACGCCACCAGCATTGATATGACCCTGCCTAACAAGGACGCCCGCAAGGGAACAGTGTTGGGGTTCAACGCAACCAGCGGCAACCCAGAAGCTGGGCCAAGCATCACGGCAGTTCAGTCTCTGGCCGATGTAACAACTGCTATTAATTTGCTTGGCACATCTGCAGTAGTTGAAGACCTAGGCATTCTTGGAACTGCCGCAATAGTTGAAGATATGGGGTTTCTTGGAACGTCTGCAAATGTTGCGGCAATGGCCCAGCTTGGCACCTCGGCAGTCGTTGCTGATATGGCGTTATTAGGCACGTCAGCGGTTGTTGCTGATATGGCAATATTAGGTACATCAGACGTAGTGGCAGACATGGCTATTCTTGCTACAACCGATGTTGTTGCTGATTTAAATACATTGGCTACTAGCGCAATTGTTGAAGATATGAACCTTCTAGCAACGTCAGCGGTTATTGAAGATATGAGCCTTTTGGCAACTTCAGCAGTCATTGAGGACATGGGGCTACTGGCTACGAGCGCAGTCATTGAAGACATGGGGTTGCTAGGAACGTCAGCAGTTGTTGAAGACATGGGATTGCTGGCTAACTCAACAACAATTGGCAACATGAATTTGCTTGGCACATCTGACGCTGTCGCTGACATGAATACGCTAGGTACATCTAGCAATGTGACCAATCAAAATACACTCGCTGGCATTAGTAGTAACATTACGACAGTCGCTGGAATCAGCGCAAACGTAACAACTGTTGCGGGTGACGCAAGCGATATTAACACTCTTGTTGCAGCCTTATCAAACATAAATTTGGTCGCATCAAACATCAACTCTGGTGTCATTGACGGCATCTTAGACTACGGCGCTGTTAACGATTCAGTGTCTTCATCAACTGACTTCGGGAGCGTATAGCATGGCTACTCAAACACAACTTAGACGTGGCACTGCCGCGCAAAACAATTCGTTTACTGGCGCTGTCGGTGAACTTAGCTACGATACAGAAAATAAAAGCGTACGGGTTCACGATGGCTCAACCGCTGGCGGCATTGAGGTAATAACAGAAGCCCACACTGGTGGTGCTACTATTACAACTGGCGATAATACGGCACAGCTCACTCTTATATCTACTGATGCAGATGCTGCTGTTGGCCCTACTGTACAACTTTTTAGAAACAGTAGTTCTCCTGCGGATAACGACCTTGCAGGAAACTTACTATTTGTCGCAGAAAACGATGCTTCTGAAGCAACTGTCTATGCAAACCTTGGCGCACATTTACAAGATGTTACCAACGGCACAGAAGATGGTAAGTTTTTTATAAACACAATGGTTGCTGGCGCAGAAAAAAATCGTCTGTTTATGATCTCTACTGAAACTGTATTTAATGAAGAAAGTGCAGACCTAGACTTCCGTGTTGAATCAAATGGCAATGCTAACATGTTGTTTGTGGATGGGGGTAATAATGCTGTTGGTATTGGCACGAGTTCGCCTAGTGCGCCCATTGAAGCTGTTGGCACTACAGACATCCTTCAATTAACAGGCGAAAGTGGAAATGCCTTTGCAAGATTTACGGATAGTGACGCTAGTTCTGATTTCTCTATTGGTGCAGATGATAGTTCTGGGGCGGGTGCAGGGGCTTTTGTATTTTACGATAGAAATAACTCAGCATATCGTATGCGGATTGACTCTGAGGGTAGCGTACTGCTGGGCGTAACATCTCAAATTGCATCAAGCAATGCTGTTCTACACATAAGTGCAGATGCTGTAGCTACAAGCGCTGGCTCAATTATGTCTAGCTGTGCCGCAACAAGTACAGTCTACCATGTGCATTTCAGAAATGGAAACGGTGGAGTGGGCGGCATTAGCACAAATGGATCATCTACTGCATATGTTACATCCTCAGACTACCGCCTAAAGACTGACGCACAGCCAATGACAGGTGCAAGTGATCGTGTGCTTGCACTGAACCCAGTTAACTTTGAGTGGATTACAGACGGCACTAGGGTTGATGGTTTCCTTGCACATGAGGCTCAAGCTGTAGTCCCAGAGTCTGTCACAGGCACCAAAGACGGCATGATGGACGAGGAGTATCAGGTATCAGCAGCAACAGGTGACATCTATACTGCTGGGGTAGAGGCAGGTTTTAACGAAGTATCCGCAGCTATTGAAGCTAGTCCTGCTTACTACGATGTAGATGGAAATATTATTAAAGCAGAAGTTATTGCCCAAGCAGCAGTCCATGAAGCCTATGACGCAGTAGACGAGGTTATTCACAGTGCAGATGTAGAGCAACCAGAGACACTAGAGGATGGTCAGCAATGGCGGGAAACAACTCCAGAAGTCATAGGTACTCGTTCAGTCCCAGACATGCAGGGCATAGACCAGAGCAAGATGGTCCCATTGCTTGTGGCATCACTGCAAGAAGCATTAACAGAAATTACAGCTCTAAAAACTAGGGTAGCAGCACTTGAGGCAGGATAATGGATAAAAGAACTGTAGTTTCAGCGCATGAGCGGATAGACGGGATAGACAACAGGCTGGTGGCCCTTGAGGTTCGCCTTGAAGAACGGTGGCTGGAGCAACTGCACAGAATGCGTAGGCTAGAACATATTATTCTGGGGTCAGCCGCCGCAACTATCGCCCTGCTTATCAGCCTGATAATGGAGTAACGACATGGCAACTATCGTGGACCTTAACCCTCATTTGCGTACAATTAACAAACGTACCGATGATGTTGAACAGCCAAAGCCTGAGAAGCGCAAGCGTGGTCGGCCCAAGAAAACTGACAAGAAGTAAATGATATGGTCGCTGAGATACTAGCCGGGATAGCACTTGTTAAAGCGAGTGCGGCGGCAATCAAAGAAGGCGTTTCAGCGGCCAAGTCAATGGGCGAACTGGCGGGCGACATCGATGCGCTGTTTGAAGGCAACAAGCAGTGTCAAAAGGCGCGGGCAAAAAAATCCGGCATGTCTCTCAAGGACCAGCTTGGTGCAGGGTCAGCGGCCCAGGAAGTGATTGATGCCCGGCTGGCCAAAGAAGCATTGTGGGATGCCCGCATGGCTATCAGCATGAGATTCGGGCCAAAAGCCTGGGACGATATTGTAGTTTTACAGGCCGAGAGAGACAAAGAAGCCAAGCGTTTGGCGGCGATTGAGAAACAGCAACGGCTAGAAAAGCGTGAGCGGATACAAGGTATCTTCATCCTCATTGCTTCATTGCTCATAGGTATCACCATCATTGGGATTGTTCTTGCGGTCATCTGGGCAAGCCAGCAAGTGCCACCGCCAGCGGAGGGGGTGCGATGATACCGGCATTGGTTCTCGCTGTGACCTTGGCCGGGGTGGCGAACCCTACACATGTGCCGTGCAGTTTATGGAAAAGATACACCGACCATTCCGGCCAGCGCGTGTGCGTCTATCGCTTTACGGCGGGGTTCGGAGGTCTCGGTTACCACTTTCCAACCTTGTCCTTTAGCGAGTGCCCCAAGGTGTTCTCATGCGTCTACGAAAAGAAGGACAAGCGCCCCACCCTGTCCGAGATTTTAGATTCACTGAAGAGGAACTGACCCGATGACTATAGCAATGGAAAAAATTCTGGCGTGGAAAATCATGCCACGACTAATGATGTTGGTAATGACCGTGATGTATATTCGCGTAATTGAATGGTTCATGTCGCTGCCTCAAGACGTTGTCAGCACCCAGGCCACTGCCCTAACCGCGACCGTCACCGGCGCACTCACGGGGGCCTTTGCCGTTTGGGTTGGGCACGAGAAATGATTGCCGCATTGATAGGTCCGCTGGTCGAACTTGCCGGTGGCGCGTTAAAGAACCGTGCCGCGAAGGGACAAGCCGAGGCGCAGCTAAAGCTCACAGAAGCTGAAGCGAAGAGCCGCATTATGCTCAGTGAAAAAACATCGGTTGCGGATTGGGAACGCATTATGGCCGAGGGAACGCAGTCCAGCATCAAGGATGAGGTGGTGACTTTTGCCGTACTTACGCCTGTTTTGCTGTGCTTCATTCCAGGCATGGAGGACACCGTAAAGAATGGCTTTGACCGCTTGGCCGAGTTGCCAGAGTGGTACACTTGGTTGGTCTTCACGGTATGCAGCGCCGCCATAGGCATACGAGGAAGCAAGCACTTTTTCGGGGGCAAGAAATGACCACAGACAAGGTCATACCAATGCCCAAGCGGTCGGACCTAGATGAGCAGTTCATAATTTTGGAAGCCCAACGGCGTCAGGTTGAGCGCCAAAAAAAGCTAATTGAGGAGCTATACAAATGAAAGAAAGCTGGGAACAAATATTCGAAAGCGTCATCAAATCTGAGGGCGGGTTTGTAGACCATCCGAGTGACCCTGGCGGCATGACAAATTTAGGGGTGACTAGAGCCGTGTATTCTCGTTGGTTGGGCCGCGAAGCAACTGAACAGGAAATGCGAGACCTGACAAAAGAAGACGTCAGCCCAATTTACAAGCAATGGTATTTTGACGCCATCAACGGTGACGATTTACCTGCGGGTATAGATTACTCGGTTTGCGATATAGCGATTAACAGTGGGCCAAGCCGAGCGGCCAAGATGCTTCAAAAATGCGTTGGCGCAAAACCAGATGGTGCGATTGGGCCAGTGACCTTGCAAGCGGTTAGCAACAGCGACAGTTCTGAAGTGGTTAAGCGTTTGGCAGATGTGAGGCAATCGTTTTACGAAAGCCTCAAGACGTTCAAGACGTTTGGTAAAGGTTGGACCCGCCGCAATAATGAGGTGCGCGAACACTCGCTGCAAATGATAAATGAGTAGGCCAGAACGTACCGGGGATGGTCCGCGAAGAGCCGCCGGATCCGGTGAGAAGATGCGGAAGCCTGGGGCCAAGGGTGCGCCAACGGCCAAGGCATTCAAGCAGTCAGCCAAGACAGCAAAGAAAAGATAATGCACCTCTTCGTCCTGTTTGTATTTATTGGGCTGGGTAAGGACCGTGAGCTTGTGTCGAATACTCTCGCGTATCAGTCAATATATGCTTGTAATGAAATGGCCCGGCAAGTGGTGAAGCGTTACGGTTTTACCAACTCGCCGGACGATTTTGTTGTGGCATACTGTGTGCCGAAAAAATTTTAGAGGAACTTGATGGCCCGCGATTTACCGGGCAGTCGTTCTATCCAACCCCGCTCCTCAAGGCATCCGATTGTTCTGGCAATCTGACCGGGGTGCCGCATGACAGTGGCCTTCTCACCGGCCACATAGCCCGCACCCATTTCGCGCCAAGTCGGTGCAACGCCATGCACTTTGACAAACAGTTTCAGGAAGTCGTAGAACTCCCGCTGTTCAACGGTCAAGGTTACTTTACCATCAGTCATCAGCGGCCTCTTTTTCTTCAGCGCCTAGACCGGCGTTGTATTGCAACCGCTTGTCATGCAGTTCTTTGGCAAGGTCTTCATCAAGCATAGCGAACGTTCCAGCATTGGCCTCTTCCAAAGCCTTCATCTTGGTGCGCCTCTCAGCTTCCGGCAGTGACCGTGCCCGGCGAACCTTAAGCAACATGTCATTGTAAGCATCGGCAAAGTCCATTTGCACAGAGAACGATTGCGTAGGCTTGCCGGGGATACAAAGGGCGAACCCCTCAACCGGCTCTGGTGGAGCTTGTGGAACTTCTACAGCCTCTTGCGGCGGCTCAATTGCAGCCATTGCCCTCTCGGCTATGGTCGGCCCTGACGGCGCTGGTTGGGGCTGTACGGGCACTGTCTTCATAGGCGGCATGTCTTGGGCTTCCTCAACAGTAATAAGGCCCTTTATAACGTCAGGAAAGCCGTCACGAATTGCCCATGACCTAGCCCGCATCTGTAGCATCCTTTGCGGGTACTGCTTCCACGGTCCCGAAGTGCCCCATTTCCCTGCCCGCTTGGCGTCATCAACGCTGAACGTCTGTTTTATTTCTTCTTTTTCACCAAGAGGATTAAGACGGGTAATTATACAAACGGCTGTCTCGCCGTCCAAATATTCCTTGACGCCTAAACAACGGCGGTCGCGGCGAACCATGCCTAGCAAAGCATCACCATACATTGCTGGCTTGCCATTTATAACCGCTATGTCTTGCAACGCTTGTAATGTTCCGACTCCTAATTCCATTCCCCATTGGATGGCGACCAAAACATTTGCGGGCTTGCCTTGGTACTCTCTAGGTACAAATGTGGACTTGCTAAATTGTTGACTTAACTCCATAGCCTCGGCCAAGTTGGTCGGCACCAAGCTGTTGCGGGTGGTAACTGCGTTACTCATTATTCAATTCCTTCACAGAAAATTTTAGGGTCTCGGTGACCTCATCGGTCTCAACCATTTTGCGTTTGGGCTTGCTGATATACTCCGAGTGAATGCGGTAGCCGTCAGCATCAACGTGCGTGATGTTTGACAGGTACATGACATCGACCAGCGCGTTTTTGTACTCGTCGCGCTCTTTCTCCAACTCGCGCAGCTTGGCACGGGCAAGGGCCACCTCGGCGCTTGCCTCAACATAGCCTTGGGCGGCACCTGAGATGTCGGCGTTGGTTTCCCAGCCATCAGGGTACGATACAGCAACAATGTCAGCGTCAGGGTCAGGGTCCGGCGGGTAGTGACTATCAGTATCAACCAGGTTCCAGAACTCATCGTATGCCTCAAGCATGATGCCAATGAGATTGGCCGACCGCTCAATTGGGTACAGATGAAGATTAAAGGTTTGGTCAAAGCAACCAATCATTCCCCAGTTAATGTCGCTGCAATGCATTTGATGCAGGACTTGAAATATCCACTCAGGTTTTGGCTTGCCGTGATGGTAGCGGTCAGTCTTAATCTCGACTACGCCGGTGCCGCTCATAACAATATCTTTGCCCTCAAGATTTTTCAGCGTTAGTGGGTCAGCCAGCTTGACAATTCGGTCAATAGAACTCGCCGCCCTAGCCTTCTGGTACGGCTCAGTCGGTTCCCACATTTGACACGGTTTGACGCACAGTTCGTTAATCCACCACTCAACCATGTTAGCGACCGCTGGCTCTAAGAAGATGCCACGAATAAGTGCCCAACTTTTTAAGTCAGGCTCAATAGTCTCGACCCCAGCCTTGGCCAGTTTGTGCTTTTCCAAGATGTCATGCCGGTTCTGGAATGCGGTCTTGCCTAGAACGATTGCCCCTGCCTCGGAGGAACCAATCTCAAACCCTGTTTTGGTCAGCTTTGGCATCAGAACGGCCCCCCGTTGGCGGCGGTGCAGACGTCAGACATGGCGCAGCCAATCCAAGACGAGGCCATCAGGCCCACGCAGAACAGCGTGAAGCTGACGCCGTCTAATATCAGGGATAAGTTGGAACTTGCTCGACTAACCTCTTGACCCCGCACGACAGGGTCAATTGGAACTTGTGAAGATAAACTACTGTTATCATTACACACCGGCAGTCTCGTACGGGCTGCCACTTTACTTTCACTCATTAGATAGTCCTTTGTTATAATTGTAGTTATTGGCGCAACATGCGCGTTACTTGGAAGTTTATTAATTAGAGCTGGAAGTTCCAACCCCTGTATGCTCACTATTTGATATTGATAACGCCCTCCTTTTGTCAAACATTTTAATGTACCGACTCGCCTCAACCAGCGTTGAGTGGCCCAACCAAGACATAATGGCTGTGGCTGACCCGTTGTTGGCCGCAATCTCCATGTCTCTGCTTTTTCTAAGGCCGTGCGCTGTTTTGCCTTGGACACCCGCCAACGATGCCTGTCGGCTAAACCATGACGATGCAGCTTTGACCGACCGGCTTTTTATTTGCCCGCGATTGTTGACCCCGCCGGTCACAATGTAGGTCATATGCTTGTCGGGTTGCGCCTCAATTGCTTTGTGCAATAGGTCTAGGTCGCGCTTAAACGATTGTGCAAAGTGTGGCAGTTCTCGGTCGAACGGTATCTCAACCAAGGTGCCTGTCTTTGACCGCCGGTATGACAGCCAGCCACCGGGGCGTATGCTGCCTGGTCCAAGTCGGACAGCGTCCACCATGCTTGCGCCGGTCCAGTACAACAACTCAAACGCCATGCGCGGGTGTGTGTTCAGCGCGTGATGATTGCGGAACATCTCAATGTCATCGTGTGTCCATGGTATATGCCCATCAGACTTTACAACAGGCGCACGGACCATGTCCTTGCTGGGGTCTACCTTCAACGCATCGATGTGCATCAAATATTTGCAGAACCCGCGCCACATTTTTAACTGCGTGTGTTGCGCGTGGCCGTGATAGTTCTTGAGGTCAGCGCGGATAACGTCCGGCGTCAGTGCTTTCTCAGAACCAGCGGTCTCCCTGATACGTTCTAGTGCACGGCGTCTAACGCCTTGGGTAAGCGGGGCCATAGTGGTAAAGTGCGAACTGGCAATATACTTACTGACGGCAGCGGCCAAACTGCCCTTGATGATTGGCCGTACAGGTTCAACGCCCGCCGCCTCAGTATATGCTGCAAGAAACACAACAGACCCCATCGGTGCGTCAGGCATCGGGATGCCCTTCTGCCCTACAGGCCGGTAATACCAACGCGGGTTACCTGACTTGTACTCGCCGGAGCGGTTCAGATGTTTAAGGTGTACTCGCTTTTGCATTGCACTGAACCCCGCTTGTCTTGCTCAAGTTCAAGCAAAGCATACTCAAGTTCGCTTCTCAGCCATATCTTAACGCCAGCCGCAATTCTTGGCGCGGGCATAAGGCCGTCATCAACTAGCTTGTCAAAGTGGGCGGCAGAGATGCCAACAAATAAGCTGGCTTGTCCTCTTCGCATACCCTCTGGAATTATAAATTGATTATCTAAAGGCATTGTGTATTTGCTCCTTTGTCCTTGGCGGTGACACTGACTCAATCGCATTACTATTCTGTGAACGCCGACATTCACTCGGCGTAATGTGCATTGCTTGTTGAATTGATGGCATGACAATGTTGGCGTTTGTCCACGGGTATTGCCCGCTTGGAATTGACAGCCAACGCTTTATGTTCCCCTGCAATTTCATGTGTAATTTCCTCCAAATACTAACCCAACCGTCGTTAGGGTTCTCCGATTAATTTCAAATTGGTATGTGATAACGTACACAAAATTATCTTTCTTCATTAGTCAACAATTACTTATTGGAACTTATGACCCCAGCTTTGATGAGACGTTTGACATAGTTGCGGGTGCTAGACGCATGCCATATTGGGTTCTCTAGCATGTCAGGGTCAGCCGCTTTACGTGGCGTCAAGATACCGATTTTGTTGAGTTCTGACGCCATCTCGCGGTAGGACATGTTTTGCTTTACGAATGCTTTGAACAGGTTTTCTAACTGCGTGGCATAGACCAAGGCTTTCTTGGCATTTGCGGCATTCCCCGCCAAGCTGGCTTGTGTTGTATCGGTTGCGCCTAGCTTATTTATTGTGCGACCCGCCTTGGTAACATAGCTGCCCTTCTCTGCAATCTCAGCTTGGATGCGGGCCAGTGACATTTTGGTACGTGCTTTGATATCGGTACGTTCCATGTCAGCAACAGCGGCCAGCAAGCCGACCGTCTTGTGGTCTAGCAGCGGGTTATCAACAGCAACGAACTGTACCTTGCCGGTGCTGACTTGCTGGTCAAGGAAGCGTAAGCCTTCCCATGTTTTGCGTGACAAGCGGCTAACAGAGTACACCACCATAGTCGCACCGTGCTTGCGGGCGTAGTTGATGCAGTCCTGCAAACCTTTGCGATTATGCCACGGCGTACCGGCAGAGCATTCGTCTTCAAACCATTCAACCGTGAAGTCACCGCCATTGAGGTAAGCCTTGATTGCGGCCCGCTGGTTCTCATTGTCCTGCTTGTCAGTAGACACACGCACATAGGCCGCGAACTTGCCAGTGTGCATGGCACCGTGGTCGCTGCGTGTCTGGATAAGGCCGGTCATTGTGTCATTACCTTTTCAACGTGTGTAATTAGCGCGTCAATATCGTCATACTGCCATTCTTCTGTGTGTTCGCCGTCCTCATCAAGTTCACCAAACATAAATTGTTTAATAGCTTTGTCTTTGCGCCATTGCGGAAATTCAGACTTGGCGGGGTCTTTGTAATCAACCCGAATAACTAGCGAAAACCCATTGCCGCAATCCATTGACATAGATGGCATTGCATCATTGTGCCAAGATAAATCTTTAAAGCCGTGTGGGGCGACAGCGTTTAAGATTTTGTCAAATGCAGCGCCATTGTCGAAGTCTGCAAACTCAGTTTTATATTGTGCCATCTGTCTCTCCCAAATTAATTTGAGCACTCACGTTTTGCTCACCTAGACAGACATATAGCAACGCGCTACACATTGTACAAGTATTAATTGTTACGATAGTTAAGGATGTACAAATGAGCGATAAAGCAGTCATACATTTAAGGGTCAGCAAGGAACTGCGAGATGAGTTGGAGATGACCGCCACCCTGCAAAGACGCAGCATGACCTTCGTGGCAAACGACCTGTTACGTGCTGGCCTAGACCGTCTTAACAAAGACGTTGATGCCGACATGCTGAACCTGGTCAAGATGGCTAGAAACATTGCCTAGCAAGTTTGGCAACAAAAAGGTCGAGTTCGGCGGCTACAAGTTCGACAGCCTTGCTGAAGCTAAACACTATTGGCACACGCTTAAGCCTCGCCTTGATGCCGGTGAAATCACGCACCTAGAAATGCAAACCTCGTTTCAAATTGAAATCAAGGGCAAGAAGATATGCAAATACAAAGCCGATTTTCAGTATTTCGATTGCAAAGTAATTGGCCCAGACGGTCAGACCGGGGCGCTGGTGGTCGAGGATGTCAAAGGTGTACGCACTGCAATCTATCGCCTCAAGAAAAAGCTGGTCGAGGCACAGTTCACCGGCACCAAGATTATAGAGGTGCCAGCAAGCAAGTACCGCTCAGTCAAGTTCGCACTGCCTGAGTAATATGGAGTATTGGTGCGAGATGACAGCGAGACACCGGCGTGAGCGTCTAGAACTCGTTCAATCACTGGCCCCAAGCTACTGCATCAAAGACGCCGCCAAGATACTCGACGTTCCAGAGCCAAACCTTAGACGATACGCCAACTACTACAACATCACGTTCCAAAAAAAGCAGTACGAAAGGGAGACACATGACCTTGAACCCGTTTGCAGGAGCGCCAAGACAAGGCGAGAACGAAGAACAATTTGGCCTGAGAATGCTTGAGCATGAGCGCCGGGACGCCAAGACAACAACGCCCCGTGGTACGTTCTATCCTGACATGATGACAAAGCGCATCACCTTGCGCGAACCCTTGCCCTGCGATGCCCGCACTTATTTGAAGAAGTTAAGCGGACAACAAAAAGAAATCATCAGCTTCCTCACGAACAAAGGACCGGCAACAGTCACCGCCGTAAGCCAGGGCACCGGCATGAACGCCAACTCAGTAGCAGCCAACATGTCAGCCCTCGCCAACGTCAACCTCATTGTAAAGCTGCACACCATCCGCAAGAACGGTAAGAACGTGGCCGCTGGCAGACGTGATTGCTGGGTGTACGGCGCAGCATCAGCGCGAAAAGGGGTCTAGTCATGGCACCAACGTACAATTACGAAATGTCACCTATGGAACGGTTCAATCATCAGCGCAAACTGGGCGAAGAGTTCGAACGCAAAGTCATCAAACTGCTAAAGAAAGCAGGACACGAAGCATGGAAGCGCAAAGACCATGACTATGACCTGACGGTCGTTCTAGATGTCCCGCTCTATGGCGCTCACCGCATTAAGGCAGAATGTAAAATGGACTTCGCCGCCAGCGGATCCGGCAACCTGGCACTGGAAACACAAAGCCAAGGCAAGCCGTCAGGTATTCACCCTGCAGGGCCAAACCCTGAACTATGGATACACGGCGTGGGCGATGAAGTCTGGCTGATGAAGACCAGCGCCATCCAAGCACTTTGCGACACACACGCCACAAGCTGGGGAGGTCGGCACGTCCCGGTCGGTGACAAGAAAACAGGTGCCAAGGCAATCCTGATGCCCATCACAGTGGCCAGAAAAGCTGTAGGCGGGGCATGGGTGAAGCTATGAGCAGCGCCACAAACGAAGCCATGAAGATATGCCAGGAATGCGGGGGCACCGGGACCATACTGATAGAACTGTATCACCGGCAGTCTTTTGATGTGGATAGCGGATACATAGAGGAGCGTGTCGAGACCTGTACAGATTGCCTGGGAAGTGGTGAGCGCCTGACAGATGAGGATGACGAGGACGATGCGTAAGTCAGCACTCAGCCCAGACCCAATAAGGGATGCGCCAGACGGCCACGGTGAATACCAAGCACCCGGTCCATTCTGTCTCATACCGCCCAGAGCAACAGTGGATACACGCTTGCACAAATACCCCAGCACGTTCAGCGTCCTCGCCTTCTGTTGCAGCTACGCCAAAGCACACACCGGCATCTTCTACATGAACCAACTGACCGTAGCACAAGCACTCAATATATCTCAGCCAGCTATCGCAAAGCACATGAAGAAACTGCTCGAATACGGATACATTCAAAAGATACGCAAAGAGGACAACCGCAAAGCATGGGGCAAAAGAGGTGCCGTATGGCGCGTTATCTATGACCCCAGAATGACACTCAAAGATGTCATCAACAGCACACCAAAGACCGAAGAAGAACTCACAAAAGAGGCACAAGATACAATGGCAGTGGCCAACCGAGGAGCCAAAGGACAGCTCACAAAGCAGCGCTCTAAGCCTGTGGATAACTCTGATGAATTATTACCCCCAGGTTATAAATCCGTAAATGGTGATGACCCCAATTATAACCCCCAGGTTATACGAAAATATAACCCGCAGGTTATGCTTAACTACAATATAGAACTAGAAGATAAGAATAGTACAAATGGTTTTGTTGAAGAAAAGAAAAAAAGCAAGTCTCACATGCCCACGCGCGCGCAAGGCAGTCATCAGCCTGAACGTGCATGTCGCGCCATCTGTGCAGCTTATGGTGTAGTGTTCCAAGAGGCCACTGGGATACGCTGGCAGTACGATGACCGGCAGGTATCGATAGCAGCCGCAGTGCTGAACATGGGATACACCGAGGACACGTTCATTGCAGACGCCACGGCAACAGCCGCATGGTTCATAGGTCAGGACAAGAAGCCACCTGTATCGCTTGCATGGTTCACTCGTAAGGCTGAGAACAAGGCAGGACACAAGACACCAGGGCCTGACATCGGTGCCATCCTCGGCAAGGTCACGGGTGCTGCAAGATGGTAGTGTACAAACATCAATCGTTCCATTGGTATCTGTACAGGTCCACATTCCTGTGGTTTCTGGGGGTTAATAACGCCACGTTTGCCGCTGGTCCAGACCCACCGTTTTATACGGCGCGTGTGCGAGTGCGGGCCGCGCCAAAAATCGGGCCTTGGGGGGGGTGCCCCCCCGTCACGTATAGGGGGGGTCCTCCCGAAATATTTTCCCATTTTCCACTGAAAGGAAATTCTATGAGTAAGCGATACCGAGTTGTACAGGCCAAGGACATTCCTGGTCGAGACAAGCCCATGTGGCTGAGAATAGGCACTGCGTTTGAGAAGGAGGGCAAGATGCGGATTAAGCTGGACGTATCCCCATTGCCGAATAAGGACAGCGAGGTTTGGCTGAGTTTATTTGAGGACGATGGCCAGGGCGCTGGTGCTGCTGTTGCTGCGGGTGGTGGAGCCACTGGTGCGTTTTCTGCGCCTATTGGTGAGGCGGCGGCTGCACCGAGGTCTGACCTAGACCAAGATGCCATCCCGTTCTGATGGCTGAGAAACCAAAGAGGCGGGGGCGTACTGGTCCTCGCCCGCCACAGATGGCGATGGGTGCAATTACCAAGCGGTTGCGTGGCAGTTCCATCATTTACGACCACCGCGATGAATTGGCCTTGGAGTTATTGGGTTTGGCCTCTGCGAAACTGACTGATGTTGTTTCGTGGGATGAGGACGGCAAGGCGCGGATCCGTGCGTTCAAGGATGTGCCGGAGCATGTGAAGGCGGCGATTAAGAAAGTGAAAATCACGCCGACTGCAAATGGTGACATCATGGAGTTTGAGATGGTCGATAAGGTCAGGGTCTTACAGATGTTGGCCAAGAGTGCTGGTCTGCTTGATAGCGAGAAGGTGGTGGATAAGCCGTCTGTAATTTCGATTGATATGATTATGCCGGAGGAGCCGGGGAAGGATAAGGAAGATGAGTGACTTTAATTTAAAAGTGACGGTTCGCAACGCTCGTTTGTTAGATGCCATACGGGAGGTTTATGGGAGTGCTGCTGAACTAAGCCGCCAAATGGGTGAGTCGCAAAGCGCGGTTGGTAATTTAGTAACAATGAGAACTAAGCCTTACAACGCTAAAGGCTGGACGCGATTGGCTCAAGATGTTTCTGCAATGCTTTCAAAGCGTCCTGAAGACTTGTGGCCTGAGCATTTGCGTGAAGTTCAATTGCAGAAGTCATCTGCTGAAATGGTCCTTAATTTGGATGCGATGCGGAATCTTTCGGTTGAAACGTCTGATGAGGTTCGCCTTTCGCAAGTTAAAGTTTTAAGCCAATTTACAAGCGAGTTAACGCCCAAACAGCAATATATAATAACCTCAAGGTATTTTGCTAATGCAACTCACCGCGAAATAGCAACGCATTTAGATATTTCCGCGCCACGAGTAATGCAGCTTGAAAGAATAGCTTTAAAGAAAATGCGGAAGGTGGCTGTTGATAGTGGCTATCTTCGCCGGTCTACAGCGCCTGAACATTGGCATAGTTTTTACCACGAAGGCTACGGTTTAAAAGAGCAAGCGTTTGAAATTTTGAGCAAATGAGGTTGCTATGACCCAATACAAAAGCAGACGAGCGGCCCGCAAGGCTTGGGAAAAGGCTATTAAAAAAGAAACGGGAGGCAAGAAAGAACTTTTTCATGTTGAGATAAGCCACGACGAATATTGTGGAGTGTTCCAACAGGCAGAATGCAACTGCAACCCTTATAGGCGTTTGTTCAATGCAAGCGGCAAATTGATTATTGAGGTGAGAGGCGTTGGATTTTATGACCCCTTTGAAGTTACGGGGGTGAGCAATGGTTAAGCCAGTAGCCGGATTAAAGTTGAACTTCAGTTCCTCGCCCACTGTGGCGAGGTTCTTTAAGTCTGATGCGTTTGTGCGAGGAATTATGGGGCCGGTTGGCAGTGGCAAATCGTACGCTTGTTGCGCCGAGATATTCCGGCGGGCTGTTGCTCAGAAGGCTAGTCCCAGGGACGGCATCAAGTACAGCCGCTGGGCGATTGTCCGCAACACGCATCCGATGTTGAAGACCACGACCTTGAAGACTTGGTTGGAGTTGTTGCCGGAGGATACTTTTGGGCCGGTTAAGCATAGCCCGCCTATCACGCATCACATCAAGTTGCCGTCTAGGGAGGGTGCCGCTGGCATTGATATGGAAGTTATCTTCTTGGCGTTGGATGACCCGAAAGATGTTCGTAAACTTCTCAGCTTGGAGCTTACTGGGGCGTGGGTGAATGAGTGCCGTGAATTACCGAAATCGATTGTGGATGGCCTGACGCATAGGGTTGGGCGCTTTCCGACAAAGGCTGACGGCGGTGCGACCTGGCGGGGCGTAATACTAGATACGAACCCGATGGACAGCGACCATTGGTATTATCATCTGGGCGAGAAAGAAAAGCCTGGGGGCAAGTTTCGCTGGGACTTTTTCAAGCAGCCGGGTGGCGTGATTGAGGTGCCGCTAGAGGAACTGCCGGAAAGTATGCCAGAGGCGCAGGGTTTTATGTTCCAAGCGGGCAAGTGGTGGCGGACTAATTCCAAGGCTGAGAACTTGGGCAACTTGCCTGACGGGTACTATGAACAGCTTTTAGGCGGAAAAAGATTGGATTGGATTCAGTGCTATGCTGAGGGCAAGTACACGTTTGTGCAGGAAGGGCGGGCCGTTTGGCCTGAGTTCAATGATAACTTGATGACCGCTGACTTGGAGCCTGACCCGTCCCTGCCGATACATGTGGGCTTGGACTTTGGTTTAACTCCGGCGGCGGTGTTTGCTCAGAGATTGAAGAATGGCCGGTGGCATGTGTTGCACGAATTGGTCACGTTTGAGATGGGCCTAGAACGGTTTTGTTCTAGCCTCAAGGCTGACCTGTCTTCTCGGTTTCCTGGCTACAGCACCTTGGTGTGGGGTGACCCGGCGGGAATGCAGCGCGACCAGATATTTGAGACCACCAGCTTTGACCATCTCAAGACGCACGGCATCTTGGCCCAGCCTACAGCGACCAATGATTTCAAGACGAGGCGCGAGGCCTTGGCCATGCCGATGGGTAGGCTGATTGATGGCAAGCCGGGGTTCTTGGTTGATAGAAAGTGCATACGGGTTCGCAAGTCTCTGGGCGGCGGGTATCACTTCCGGCGGGTCAGCATTGGCGCGGGGCAAGAGCGGTTTCGGGACGCTCCAAACAAAAATGAGCATTCACACGTTGGCGATGCGGCGGGGTATTGTCTCTTGGGTTCTGAGCATAAAATCATGACGAAACGCCCAATGCCGACCGGCGGGTCGTTCAAACAAGCAAAGGTGTTGGACTTTGACGTTTTCAATAGCTGAACTGAATGAAGTAATGCGGATGCAACGGGATAACCGTGTGGTCCGCTGGTATCCGCACCACTTGGACATGTGCGAACTGAACGAGTTTGACGCCGCCAATATTGAACTGTTTGCGGACTACAAGCAGTACTTGGAGACCTACGCGAACGCTGGCTTGGCGTTCTCTGTCTTGGACCGTGATGGTATCTCTGCCATGTTTGGCGTTTGGCAACTTTGGCCGGGTGTTTGCGAGGCTTGGCTAATCCCTAGCGCGGACATTGGGCGCAAGGTTGTGGCCCTTCACAGGGGTTCATTGGCCTTTTTTAACCACGTTTCCAAGCGAATGAAGATAAAAAGGCTGCAATTCAGTGTACACTCAGCAAATGCTACCGCTTGTATATGGGCAGAACGCTGTTATTTTCAGCGCGAAGGCGTGATGCGGTCCTATGGGCCGGACGGTGCCGACTACTACATGTACGGGAGATTGTTTCATGGGCGGTTTATTCAGTAGCAGAACGCCAGCACCACCACCGCCACCGTCTCCGGTTGAGACCGAAACTGAGCAACGAGTAAAGCGACAAGAAGAAACAGCCGACCGTCAGGAAAAAACTGAACAGAAGAAAATACAGGCTCGTCGACGGTCCAAGAGTAGCGGCGGTCGGCGTATGCTGATGGCCCAAGGCGTGGCACCCGGTGATGCCGGACCCGGTCGGCAAGTTCTCTCCCGCATTCTTGGCGCTGGCCGGAACCCGCGAGGGTGACGATGAAAACCTACCGAAGAAACCCCAAGCACACAAAGGTGAAAGACGATGTACGGTCAAAAAAAGCCGCCCAAAAAGCCGACAAAGAAGGTAAAAAAGGGTAAGTAATGGTACTCTCGGTTGAGGACATCAAGAAGCGGTACGCTCGTTGCAATAGCCACAAGGAAGAGTGGCGCAGCATCTACGAAGAGGCTTACGAGTTCGCTTTGCCGATGCGTAATCTGTACGATGGCTATGCTGAAAGCGGCACACCTGGGCAAAACAAAATGCGCCGTGTCTTTGACTCAACCGCCATTCACTCAACCGCCCGCTTTGCGAACCGTATTCAGTCTTCGCTGTTTCCCCCGCAACGTCCTTGGTGCCGTTTGCAGCCGGGCAATGACATTCCCGAAGAGCAAAAGATTGAGGCCCAGCAAGTCTTGGATTTTTACACCGAAAAAATGTTTGCCGTGATGATGCAATCAGGCTTTGACCTGGCTATGGGCGAGTTCTTGCTGGACCTCGCAATCGGCACCTCGGTGATGCTGATACAGCCCGGTGATACTCTGACGCCGATACGCTACACGGCTATTCCGGCGTACCATATTTGCTTTGACGAAGGCCCCAATGGGGTGCCTGACACGGTCTATCGCAAGCTAAACCGCCCTTTCAATGTGATACAACGCGAGTGGCCTGACGCTAACATTCCGCAACGAATGATTGACGATGCCAAAGAAGACCCGACAAAGAAGGTTGGCTTGATTGAGGCCACGTACACCATCGATGGCCAGATGTACTATTGCCTCGTCACTGCCGAGGGCGATGACAAGCTGGTGCATCGTGACCTCAAATCATGGCCGTGGGTGATTTCCAGATACATGAAGGCGTCAAATGAGCGGTATGGAAGAGGACCCGTACTCTATGCCTTGGCAGATATTCGCACACTTAATAAGGTAGTAGAACTCACCTTAAAGAATGCGTCCATCTCTATCGGCGGCGTGTTTACTGCCGTGGATGACGGGGTGCTTAATCCGCAAACAATCTCCATTGTGCCGGGTGCGGTCATTGGCGTGTCTAGCAACGGTGGGCCACGCGGTCCCAGCCTGACGCCCCTACCCCGTTCCGGTGACGCGAACTTGTCCCAGATTGTGGCCAATGACCTACGCACCAACATCAAGAAAGCGTTGTTGGACGAGAGCCTGACGCCTGAGAATATGAGCGCCAGGTCGGCCACAGAAATCAACGCAAAACTGTCTGAGTTATCTCAAAATCTCGGTTCAGCTTTTGGGAGATTAATCAGTGAGACAATGTTTCCCATTGTACGCCGGTCGCTAGAACTAATGGATGAGATGGGCATGATTGAACTGCCTCTCAAGGTGAACGGCCTAGAGGTGACGGTCGTTCCACAATCGCCCCTGGCTATGGCCAACAATGCCGAAAGGTTGGGTGAGATTATGCAGTTCATGCAGATTTCGCAAGCACTAGGGCCGGTCGGCCAGACGCTCATCAAAATGGATGCGGTTGGCGATTACATTGCGGACCAGCTTGGCATCCCCGCTGACCTACGCACCACGTTAGAAGAACGCGCCGAAATGCAAGCGCAGATGGCAGAAGCAGCCGCCATGATGGCAGAGCAAGAGATGGGCGGGGCACCGCCAACTGAGGCACCTGTATGAACAACGCCAGAAAAATACTACACTCTATCAATTCACCAGGCTGGGATGGCCTTGACGCTGAACCAGCACCAATAAAATTAGAAAACCTTGATGTAATGCGTGACTTGGACCTGGCCTTCAAGCGCACGTTTTCCAGCCCGACCGGCAAAAAGGTCTTGGAAAATCTACATACGGTTTACTGCGACCCACCTTGTTGGGTGCCGGGACTGGCTGAACCATACGCCTATGCCCGCGAAGGCCAGAAGTCAGTCATTGAAGATATTTTAAAGCGAGTGAAAAGAGCCGATGACGTTAAATGATGAAGGTCAAACAGTGGCCGCGCCTGAAGCGCCGGAACCCGGCAGTCTTATGGAAGGCGTACAATCTTCTGAGCCAGAAAGTGAGGTCGCAGATGAGGCAATGCCGCACCGCGTCGAGGATGAGAAACCGGCAAAGGAGGAACGACCAGCGTGGCTCGACGATAAGTTCGCCAAGCCGGAAGATTTAGCCAAAAGCTATGACGAACTGCAAAAGAAGTTTAGCCAGGGAAAGCACAAAGCGCCCGACGAATACTCAACCGAGGTACTGACCGAGGCGGGCTATGAGTTGGATGACCCGGTGGTCGATATCTATTTAGGCTGGGCAAAAGAGAACGGCTTAAACCAAGATGCTTTTGAGACATTGCCTAAGTTGATTGCCGATTTGTCCGGCGAGAATGTTGCGGCGGCTGAAGCTGACTACAAAGCAGAACATGAGGCACTTGGACCCAATGCCAATGAGATAATCAAAAGCAATGTGACTTGGGCTGACGGCCTAGTTCGCAAGGGCATTGTCTCAGAAGATGAACGCGCTGAGTTAAACAACTGGGGCGGCACGGCCATAGGTCAGCGGCTGATGCAGAAAGTTCGCACCATGACCGGCGATATGTCCAAGATACCGCTTGCCCCGGTCGCGGAAGACCAACTGTCTGAGGCGGATTGGCAAGCACATATGGACGCACAAATGGCCGACAGAGACAGATACAATGCCGACCCAGCGTATCGGTTGAAAATAGAAAATGAGTTTAAACGCCGATACGGTTAGTTCGCCTCGCCAGGTCTCCTCCCAGCTTGGCGCACCTTGGGGGGCAAGGTTTTCTCGTCCTTGTCTTGCTCCCCATTTTTTGTACATGCATCAAAAGTAGCACCTAGTATTTACACTTTGCATGAAATCGTGTAAGGCGATTATGACTGACAACCCTTTTTGGGCCGGTCCTCACGCTAGAGGCCGGGATGTTTCCCGATAACCAGACGCGAATTTTTGGTTTAATCAGGAGACAAGCTATGTCCACAGGACTATCACCAGCGTTTGTCCAGCTATTCGACGCCGAGGTCAAACAGGCCTATCAGGGCACCTCGATGTTGGCTGGAACAGTACGCACGCGAACAGGAGTTGAAGGTTCGACCGTCAACTTCCCCACAGTCGGAAAGGGTGCCGCATCACTGCGCTCGCCACAAACTGACGTAGTGCCGCTTAACACCGATTTTGCGACCGTAAGCTGTACCTTGCAGGACTATATCGCTGCAGAGTACAGTGACATCTTCAATCAACAGAAGGTGAACTTTGACGAGCGTTCCGAGTTAGCGCAAGTCGTTGGCTCTGCAATCGGACGCCGCCAAGACCAGTTAATTCTGGACGCAATCGCGGCAGCAAGTGCGGGCACCACGGTCGCTAATACGGTTGTAACATCAGGCTCTGCCGCTGCGTCAAACCTCAATGTAGGCAAGCTCATAGCAGCCGCGAAAGCATTGAATGCCGCAAATGTTCCAGCAACTGACAGACACCTCGTAATTCACGCAAACGGTCTAGCCGGATTGCTGGGTGACGAGCGGGCTGTAAGTTCGGACTACACCTCACTGCAAGCATTGCAAAGGGGCGACATCAATACATTTATGGGCTTCACTGTCCACGTATTGGGCGACCGCGATGAGGGTGGCCTGGCAGTTGATGGCTCAAGTGACCGCACAAACTTTGCGTTCCACAAGAGCGCCATCGGCTGTGCAGTCGGAATGGCACCAACCACTAAGATTGACTACATCGCTGAGAAAACTTCGTTCTTGGTTGCTGCGTGTTTGTCAATGGGTGCTGTCGCAATTGATGCCGCTGGCATCGTAGACATCACAACTAGGGAGTAATCTAGATGGCTTTCGATAGAGCGAACTGGTCACCGATTGGTGGCCAATCCAAACGGGGCAAAGCGCCTCAAATGTGGTCCTACAAAACAACCGATGCCAAAACGGTTGTTGATGGTGCGGGCTACTTCAATGACGTGTCTGACGATGTCGTAGTGGGTGACCTCATTTACTCCTACGCCTCAACCGGCGGCACCGCTACAGCAAGCCACCATGTTGTCCTCAGCAACGCATCTGGCGTGGTTGACGTAGGTGACGGCGTGACAATCGCGGTTACTGATAGCGACTAATATTGACTACGGGGGCGGGCAATCCGCCCTCGTACCTATTGGAGTTGATACATGGCCCAGGGCGATACAAGCATATCTATTTGCAATCAGGCGCTACTGTTGTTGGGCGATGAAAGTATCTCATCTTTTGACGATGGCACCGCTGGCTCTCAGGCTTGCTCTATCGTGTATGACATGGTCAAGAACTCTACTCTCGGCATCTTCTCTTGGTCGTTCACTGTTGCCAAAGTCGAACTGGCCAGAAGCACCAACACCCCGGCTAGTGAGTGGACCTACGAATATATTCTACCATCTGACATGCTCACCGGAGTACCAAGGGCAGTGCGTACTAGTTCGGCGGCAAATGCCCCACTGGTTCGCAGCTTTGAGATAAACCAATCAACCGGCGGTTTGTCTGTATTGATGACTAACGAGACCAGCATTTTCATAGATTACCAAAAGGCTGTTCCAGAGGCGCAAATGCCCCCCTACTTTGTGACCCTGATGGTGTACCAGCTTGCCTGGCACTTGGCCGAGGTTATCACTGACCAGACCACCAAGTCACAATACTGGCGGGGCATTGCCCTTGGCTCACCGGCTGAGAACTTCCGAGGCGGCTGGCTACGTCAGGCCATGTCTATGGATAGCAGCGGCACACCGCCTAGCGTTATCTCTGATTACTTGCTGACTGACATCAGATGAGCCGCACCCAACAATATCAAGCGTCCTTCACAGTCGGTGAACTGGACCCGTTGTTGCGCGGTCGCATTGACTTGCAGCAATACTATTCAAGCGTGGACCTTGCCGACAATGTTGTGTTCGAACCCCAGGGCGGGTTTAGCCGCCGCCCAGGCACCCGGTTTGTGCATGACCTTACGGCAGACAATCCCAACAACTCGGTGGTCCTCATACCGTTTGAGTTCTCAACCACCCAGAAATTTATGATTGTGGCGTCTGCCTACAACACCAGTTCAACAATCCGCTTCCGGTTCTTCGCAGACCAGACGCAAATAGAGAACCTCAACAGCACGACCAACGAGTATATAGATTACTCGGTCGGCACATTGTACAGCGTCAGCGCCTTTGATTTACAAAAGATGTATTTTACGCAGTCAGCCGACACGCTGATTTGTACGCATGAGAACTTCGCCCCGTTTAAAATTACGCGTGGGGCGAACAACCAGACTTGGACTATTGCAGCCCTGACCCTGACAGTTCCCAAGACGGTATTCACTGCGAACAACACCAACCCAGCGGCATCAATCACGCCGGACGGCACAACCGGCAATGTCACAGTAAGCGCCGATGCTGACATATTCTCAGCCGCCAGCGTTGACCAGTACATCAATGTTCTCAGCGATTTTGGCCGTGCCCGCATTACCGAATATGTGAGCGCCCGCCAAGTTAGAGTAATTACCGAGGTGCCATTTGCGCGTTCTGAAACGCCCATAAACAGAACAAACACGTTCACAATAAAGGTCTTTGACCACGCCAATATTGCGACCGGCTCGACCATTGTGTTTAAGAAAAATGACGGCACAACAACTACGCTCACCAGCCTAGCTGTTGATGCTACCGACAGCGACAATGTTGATGACACTACGCCAGACTTTGCCCCTGCGGTTGGTAACAACACGACCGCTGACCGGATTGCCACTGCTATAAATAACTGCACTGGGTTTACGGCGGCGCAACCCGCCGGTGACACTGTTACTGTCACCAGAACGACCACTGGGGCAAATAACTTGGTAGTCACCACCAGCGACAGCACACGCTTGGCAGTCACCGATTTTGTTTCAACGCCCCAATGGGAACTTGAAGCGGGCTATGAAGACAGTTTTTCCAACAGCCGGGGATGGCCTAGAACGTGTACGTTCCATGAAGGTCGCTTGTATCTCGGCGGCAGTGCTTCAGAACCAGCCACGCTGTTTGGTTCCAAAGTAGGTAATTTCTTTTCGTTCAAGGCATCAGAAGGGCTGGACGATGACGCCATCAAGGTGACATTGAGCACCGACAGCGTGAACGCAATCACTGCTATGCGTAGTGGCCGTGACCTCCAGATATTCACTACCGGGGCTGAGTTCTTTGTGCCTCAAGCCGACCTCACGCCAATTACGCCGAGCAACGTAACGGTTAAGTCTGCGACACGGCGCGGGTCCAAGCTGGGACTGAGACCGCAAGCTGCCGAAGGCGGTACGCTGTTTATGTCGAAAGAAGGCAAGGCATTACGTGAAATGCTATTCTCTGATGTTGAACTTAGCTATGTGGCCAACAACATCAGCTTGCTCTGTTCGCACATGATACTGGACCCGCAACGCATGGCGCTTAGACCGGCTACAGACACCACTGAGGGCGATTTGTTGCTGGTTGTTAACGGCACATCTACAACAGGCTACAGGGCCGCTTCCACAGGCTTTGCGGGTAATATCGCGGCGTTCATGCTGAACCGCCCACAACAGATTGTGGCGGCTAGTACGTTCTCAACCGATGGTGATTTCATCGATGTCGCGGTGGATGGCGATACCATTTATTGTATTGTCAAACGCACCATAGGCGGTACCGCCAAGTACTACATTGAAACCTTTGACGATGACCGCACGACCGATTGCAGCTTGCAATACTACGCCAACCCGGTCGCGCCTGACCAAGCACTGCCCAGCAATACAACGGCGGGGTCTCTCAGCCACATTGAGGGCGAGGTGGTCAACGTAGTGCGCGACGACATTGTTGACGCAAATGACACGGTGGCCAGCGGCAATGTCACACTGGGCGGGGTGCCTAGTGTCTATGCCGAGGTGGGCCTTCCCTTCACACCTACGGTAACAACTCAACCATTTGAGCCAAGGGCCGCGTCTGGCTCTAGTCAATCGGCACGGCGACGGGTGGTCGAGGTGACGCCGATTTTAGACAATACGCAGAACCTGACGGTTCAAGGCAAAGAGGTTCAGTTACAAACCCTGCCCCTATCCGGCACTGGGTCAGTACCAACCTTCACCGGCGTTAAAAAACAAATGGGGTTTCTTGGCTATAGCCGTGATGCCCAGATAACAATCAGCCAATCACAGCCGGTGTTCTTCACGGTCTTGGCCCTTGATTATAAAGTGAGTGTAGGCGCATGAGCGGAATGGAAATGGTCATTATTGGTGCGCTTGTTTCAGGTGCATCAGCGGCTGCGGAGGGCCGGGCCAAAGTCGAGGCGGCAGAGTACCAACGAAATTCCTATTACAGCAATGCCAGACAGGCCGAATTAAAAGGCCGAGTTGATGCCCTGGCTTATAAACGTGAAGGCATCGACATCTTGAGAAACGTGCAAAAGACACTGGCCACGGCTACGGCCCGCGCTGCCAGTGGTGGCCTCGCGCCGTATATCTCTGGCGAAAGCACGGCAATGATTAACATAGCGAGTATGCGAGGCGCGGCTGACGAGTTCAGCATACAGTCAGACAACGCCTCGCTGGCTCAAAGCATGTCGCAAATGCAAGCCGACAATCTAAGACTAGCTGGTGATACTGGTCTTCGAATGGCGCAGAAAGCTGCCAAGCGCGGGGTGATTAGCGCCGTGGTTAAGGGCGGGCTTATGGGTGCGAATAGTGGTGGATTTACCGGCAATAGTACGCAAAGTTTAGTTTCTGCGCCCGGCTATGGGCCGGTGGTGCCGACCTAATGGCTGAACGTCCCACATATCAGCGCCGAGGCGCACAGCTTAGACTGCCGACATTCCAAGATGCGGTCGGTCAGGTCGGGGCGCGTGGCGCGGCACAGAAGGCTCAAGACTTGGGCCGGATGACACAGTTCTTTTTGCAGCAAACGCAACAGCAAGCAGAAATTGCGGGCGCAGAATATGGTGCACTACACGCGCCCACTAAGAAACAAATTGAGGATGCGTACAAATCGGGCGGTGCAGTGAACATTCCCGGTGGTAAT